GGCAAACTAACTGGAGTAGGATTGATTGTGTTCGCCTTCATTGAACCAGTTGCAGTTGTTAATGCAAATGTTCCGCCACCTGAAGTTGCTGAGATTGTAAATGTAGTTGCTGTAGGAATGCTAGTGACATAGTAAGTTGTATTGATTGCTACGCCACCAAAGACAGTTCCTGTGAACTGAATGGGCTTGCCAATGTAAAGAAGTGCAACTGTGTCACAAGTAAATGTGTCATTTGTTGCTTCACTTGCTGTTACAACTGCTACTTCGGGAACTAATGGATAATCATTGATTTGAAAGTCAAGACCAGTGCGACTGTCTCTAAAGTTTGTGATTGCTCTACGAATGATGGTTGAATCAATCGTTGCGCCTGTTAGATTTACTGGAGTTGACCCAGTGACCCAGCCACCTGTGTAAATTAGGTCGCTTGCTATACTTAGATTCCAGAAATCTTTCTGGTCGTATACAAGTTCTTGTGCAATGATTTGTCCGTCAAAGCCCGCGACTTGGTTCAATGTATTTTGTGAAAACTTAGCCATTTTGTTCCTCGCTGTCTCGCTAATGACTCCACCATGCTAACTCGCAGTTGTGAAGTGTATGTTGTATTTATGTTATATTAAAGGACTTGCGTCCTTGAGTAAAGTTATCGGGTCATCACTGTAGATTGCACCACTGAATTGGGTGGGGTTGAGGTTTGCAAGATTAGCCGTAGTTAAAGATATAGTTAAATTACTATTAACAATATTTAATGAATCACTTGTGTAGATGATATTGTAAGTTAGAAATGGATTAGTAATAGCATAAGTACCATCGCCGGGTCTTGTGCCATCGGCAGGAATCTTAAATAACATACCTATGTTATTATCACCATTTTCTGCTAGAATAAACAATGAATCATCATATTTTTTGATTTCTAGCGGAAACACTGACATAGAATTAGTAAATGTCATCTTGTTACACCAAACCATATTACCAGCAGTATCAAGTTGACCTATAATCATGATTGTGGCAGGACGGTTTTCAATAGGACCAGTGCCAAACAATGTGCCTTTTGCAACAAAATAAATGTCGTCGCTACTATCAATATGAAGGTCTTCAATTTGAGTCGTATTAGATGAATTGATTACATAATGTTTTTGCCAGGCAGTGCTGCCGCTAGAGTTTAATGAAACGATAAACGAACCATATGTGTTAAATGGTGAAATATCAAGTTCCAGTTCTTTAGTAGAAATATAAACCTTATCACTACTATCAACCGCTAATCCAACACAAGGTCCTGGATATTGACTGCTTGGACCAGCATTAGCAGTAACATCTGTTTCCCAAATAGTAGATCCATTGGATTGATTAAGTTTATTGACAGTTGCAAAAAATGTTTGTCTTGTACTTGTATTCGGAAAAGGTAACGCAAAATATTTTGTATTAACTACATTGATGACATTTCCATCTGTTGTTTGTTCTACTAATGCAGTATACACATATGGATAGTCAGTAGAAGTACCAGAATTAATATTATTACTTGTTCTTTGCCAAGACACAGTATTGCTGTTATCAATACGAGTAATAACATTAAATGCATTACCGTCAATTGGCGAGGTGGTGTTCTTTAGATAATAGACTTGTGATGTGACTACATTACCGCTTGATATAGGTAATACCATACAAGATTGAGTGCTTGCCACAGTATTATTATTTGGCTGTAGTCTTGGTAAGAACCTTACACTGTCATTAAATGTTCCGGCAGTATCTAATGTTATTACTCCGGCATACTCAGTTGAAAACTCATCAGTACTAGGTGGAGAAATCATTTCCATATGACCACCTAACTTCAGAGTTGTATCATACGGACTAAACCTTATGTTATCAGGATAGTGTTCACCTGATGTAGAGTTTGCTACAAGTGATGCCATACTAAAGGCTAGATTTGTTGCTGATGCTAAATTAATAGTAGGGCCGCCGGGACCTAATGAAAGTTTGCAAGTACTTGGACTTGCACCACTCACATTTGCGAGATAATATCCTTGAAGATTATTGATATTGCCACCGCCGCCGTTAAATCGCACGAATTGATCATTAGCAAACTTAGGATGAATAGGCGAACTGAATATAACAGTTTCAGTAACACCATTGACAGCAGTAACATTTCCTATCGGTTGATTTCTAAGATATTCAGTAGAATATCTAACACGAGGAACAGAATCAGTGAATACTGATAATACGAATGAGTTAGAATAAACATCTACTAAACTTCCTCCAGAAGAAGCATCAATGTTTAATCCGCCTGATATAAACACCTCACCATTAAGAGTGTCAAATGATTTGAAGTTTACCGGGACATTAGCAAAATCAGTTGATGCAAATTGCATAACCCAACTGTCTGCACCAAATGAAGTTCTAGTGTAAGTTAACGCACCTAAAGTTCCAGTTACTGGCATTATGCATATCCTACTACACTACCAAACACACTGAATGTATTGGCAGCAGTTTTGATGATATTAAAGGTGTAGATATCTGTTGCCGATGCTGTTCCAGATACAAGTGTTGACCATTTAGGAGTAACATTGCTACCATCTATTTGTATCTGCGTTGCTGCATAAGCCGCTGGTCCGTTGGGTGTAACGAACGAGCAGGTAATGCTTTGATTACTAGACATTACAGTATCTAAGGTAACAGTGCTGTTTCCTCTGAAGTTTAGGGTGAAGTTTGAAACAGTATTAGCAGTATGAAACACTATTGCTTGATCTAGCAAATCATAGTTTATCGTACTGAATGCACCTGTAGCGTTAGGTGTTACCTTTTCTTTAATCTGCTGAACAGTTGAAGTTCCTACAACAGTTAAACTAGTAAGATTGCCGACATTAGTAATGTTTGGTTGATTTGCAGTTGCTATATTGCCAACAATGTTACCAATATTGGCTGTGCCGGATACAGACAAGTTAGTTAAAGTACCAATGCTCGTAATATTGGGTTGTGCATTGTTAGTCACTGTTCCTGCTACTGTAGCAGAGCCTAATAAGTTACCAGTGAAAGTGACCGCAGTTACATTTCCTGTAAAGTTTCCATTAATTGCGTCAATACTATTAGCAACAGTCAAGTTTCCAGGTACACTAATAAGATTGCTTATTTTATTAAAGGTGAATCCGGTAGAACCGCCAAACAGTCCGCCATCATTGTACTGAATCTGCGTATTAGAACCACCAGGGCTTCCGTTCCCTCCGCCGCCAGACTGTGCAACCCAACTGATATTGCCAACACCGTCAGTTTGCAGAACATATCCGTTAATACCACCAGAAATCTTAGTGTCTATAACATTAAGATTTAATGTGCTTCCTGTATAGTTGGCTGTATTGCTTGGAACTGCACCAAACCCGTTAGCCGCATAGTATTGAAGGTCTCCTACATTACCTGCAGGAACACCGTTTGTTCCACCGACTGCATAGATGCTTAAATCTATAACTTCGGGATTGATAGTGATGCCCGGTTGGTCTAATGTTATATTAATATCAAATGGTTGGACAACGATGTTTGCAGTAATGTCTGACATATTATTGATACCTTACGATAAAGCCTAACGGTTCCTTATTGATTTCTGCTAGTGATGCGTTTGAACCACTCTGCTTACTAATCTGTAAAGTAACAATGACTAATGTGCTATTAGCACCTGAGTTTGCAAGAGCAATTGTAGGAGTTGGATTAGGACTACCTGTGTTCCCAGTCAAATCTGCTGGAATATACAAATATCCAGCACCAGCGGCAGCATTACTAAATGCAGCAATAAGATTTGGTTGATAACTACCAGCACCATTGCTTGGCTGAGGGGACGATAATGTAATGTTGCCTAACACAACTTCGTCTGCGTTAGGATAAGTTACAGTGTCAACACTGTAGAACTTAGCAGAGGTTGCTAAAGCCCAAGCATTTGGCGTCAGCGCATTCGCTGGGTTACCATTACTATATGTAAAGTTCAAGGGTAATGTATACGCTTCGCCAGTGTAAATCTCTAGGCACTGCATTTCAGTACCAGCGATTGTCATCGTCTTTGCGCCGTTTAGTAATAGACTCATGTGTTTGATTCCTCTATATTGTATTTATGTTTTTTGTTATGGTGTAATCCAGCCGATATTATTATAATCCCAACTTGACGGGGTAGATGTTAGTGAAGTTCCTGTTAATACAAACGCATTACCAGTTCCTTCTACTCTTACACACATTCCCACATCATAGATAGCAAATGTAGCGTTAGCATCAACACTAAAGTCAAGATTTAATGTTATAGGAAGGTCTGGTGCTAATGAATAACTACCTATAGTTGTATCAGGTTTAATAGCATTACTAATGTTAGCGACATTAGCAATTTCTTGTATTTTATACCAACCAGCAACTTGTATCACTAAGTTAGCATCACTAGTTACTTGAATCTGGCTTTGATTGCGTATTTGTGTATTAGCAGTTCTGTATCCGCTAGTTACGCCTGCACCAATTGTTGTCCACCAGCCAGCACGACCACCCATATTAACTGGACTTGATATGTCTTGGATACCAGCATTAGTAGGATTCATTCTACCGCTACCGCTATTTGCAAAGTAACCATTTGTAGTTAAACTGTTTCCAGTCCACCAAGGATAGTAACTATCAAAGACATAAGTTTCAAAGTTACCAGTGCTTGCGTTTGCTTGACGATCTGCTGGTATTCTTGCTGCGCCATAACTTCCCTTGATGTTAATAGCATCTGGTGGATTGACGCCGCCTGCTAAGAAGAATGAGTTATCGTTTACATATTCATAGATTCCGCCGCCACCGCCACCAGTAACAGTGACAGTAGCGACATTTCCTATATTGCTTACGGCAACAGCACTACCAACGAAGTTGATTGTGCCTGTATTAAGAATAGTGGTACCCTCATCTTGTACAGCGATAGGATTGATTAACTTAGTTGCTGGGATGCTGCTGTTTGCAATGTTATTACCAGTAATACCACCAGTATTGCTACCTGGATCATAGACACTGACATTTGCTCCGGGCCAACTTATAGGCGTACTTGAGTTTGATTGTATACCAACAGTTCGGTTCTTTGCAGTAGTTGACCAATAGATGTTGCCTGCTTGAGCAATATCATTGACTTCAGCACTATATAATTGACCATTAATTAGTGGCGCACCATTACTATTATAAACAGTGGTATAGAAGGTATGATTGTCAACATTACTATCAAAGCCATAGTTAAAGTCAAGATGCGTTACTAAACCGACATTTGATACATTGCCGCTAACATTTAAGAAGTTAAGAGTAGTGTCAACATTCGCAACAACAACAGGAACATCAGGCTGACTAATGATGTTAGGATCTTGCAATCCTGTGTTATCTGCTGGAATGAAGTCAGTGATATCAAGGTCATCATCATAGATTGTACCGTTGTATTCAAAGCCAGTCAAACTTGCAAACAAATTACCTTCTGCATCTTTTTCTTCAACAACATTGCTTACACGAAACAGTTTGTCAGTCCAGCCATAGACTTCGTTAGTAACTCTGATAACATCACCTGCTTCTACTTGAATGCCTGAGTAATCAGTCTGTAAGTTGATGATTAAGTCTTCACGACCCTGCAAGAGTCTACGAATAGCAATAAACTTTGCTTGTACATAGTTGTTCACTAAGTCATTCTTAAGACCGAGTTTGTTTATTGGCTCGTTCTCACTCAATAAGCCCGGAAGGTCATCTTGCAATGAAATGAAGATAAAGTCTAATTGGTCTTTGATGTTTGTATTAGGGTACTGATATTCTACCTGGTTGAATGTTTGATTCAAGTCAGTTGGATTTAATTGTATACCGCTAATCAAGTTATTGCTTGTAACACTGTATAAATCATTGAATGTTAATGCATCAGGGCTCTCATCATACGCTTTGTTGATGACAACTTTCCATTGTCCAGTCAATTCACTGTATTGCATCCAACTATCACACGCATCCACCATATCTTGTAAGTTAGCAAGACAGTTCTTAGTTGTGTCTAGTGGACCATTCAAGCGATAGCGAACTTGTGTGGTAGGTGCGCCTCCCCCCATTGGCGTGTAAACGATAGGCTTGTCACTGTAGTCGTTCAATGCAATCATACTTGCTGTATTAATACCAGCAAGAGGAACAGCACAGCCATATCTATCACTTAACAAATAGTCTTTGATACAGTCACCAGGCTTTGTTCTGCTGTTTGTAATCTTAGCAGTAACAGCACCTAATGAAGTTGTACCAGCATCTTGATTGTAGATTACTTTAACAATAATAAATGCAGTATTAGTCATTGCTGCGCTTTGACCACCATCAGTGTAAATACCTTGATCCCAATGCTGATTTGCTGGAATCGCTGCATCACTCATAATCTGAATAGCAGTTTGTCCACCTGTATTAATACCTGAACTTGAACCATTAGGGAACAAGTACATAAACAAATTACCGTTAATCTTAGTGTCAACTTCTGCTCCACCAGCAGTGTTAGTTGACAATGATGTAACTTGTGCGCCACTAAGTGCAACTAACTTACCATCATAGTAAAGTTGGTCAAATGTAATTGTGTCAGGCGTATCACCTGGCATTGTGTTAGTAACTTCTGCGATTGAGATACAGTACCACATTGTCTGTAAATCTGTACTAATCTTAGCATCTGTGATACTACCACCAACGAATGCTGTACCATATACTACTGGAAGTTTGTTGTTAGTTGCTGGTGGCAACTGAACTCTTGAACCAGTTACTGCATCTTCTTGCTGAGTAGTACCCTTTGAACCTCTTGGTGCGATAAGTCTTGACACGCCAAATGCCATTGTACCTGCAATGAGACTGACTGCAATAGCACCGATAGTAGTAGCGGCAAATGTTGCACCAACGATTGCTGTTGCGATTGCGGTAAAGATTGCCATATTATACTCCTGCTATCCAAACTTCTTCGGTCTTTTTGAATCCAAACTTCTCAAACTTTAAGTCAGGGCTGTTTGTCATCTTAACCATACTATAAGCAGTGATTCTACCACTGTCTATCATTTCGTCACATTCTTTAACATACTGTGCAAGTAATCTATACCCAGCAGTTGAACCACGATATTCTTCGTCAACCCAGTATACGATTTCTCGCATTATTCTTGTGTCTGGATCCCAAACTAATGAATCAACTATTCCAATTAACATACCTGCTAGTTTGCCTTCTTTCTCAGCAACTAATGCAAGACCTCTGCCTGCCATGATGTGTGCGTAAACAGTAGCAACATGTGTTTCGTTATCAAAACTATTACTGATTTCAGTTGGACCCTGCATCTTGAAACGATGAAGCATCGCTACAATTTCAGGAAAGTCAAACTTGTTTGCGTGTCGTATCTTCATTAGAATTGATTCACATCACGCATAAAGCCAGCGTCAAATCCGCGACCACCGCCGCCGGGACCAAAGCCGCCGCCAGTGCTACTTGAACTTGATGCTGCTTTCTTCTTAGCATCCATACCAAAGTCAAATGTTTGGTCAGCAACACTGTAAACATTGTTCATAGAACTGTCAGTAGAGTTGAATACTTGCCAACTGCTCTTGTTCGTCTTACGACCAGCAATACGATTCTCTAATACAGTCTTGTAACTACTTGCGTTAACTGTAACAATAAAGTTATCAGTAGGACCATTGAAGTTAGTTTCTAAGTCTTCTGCAATACCATAACTTGTTACAATGCCGGTAAATCTAGGATATGTATTTGTTAGCACATAGTTGTCATCATAGAATCCACGAAGGATTTCTAGTTTGCTACCTTTAATCTTAGTAGCCAAAACAATGTAAATATTGTTTCCGCTGATTCCTGACAGTGACATACTTGTATCTGCTGATGTAACACGCAAGTCTCTTGGCTGCGTACCAACTGCTAACAAACCACCAAGAGGTAAGTAAGTTGTACCGTCAATTACTACATTGCTGTAGGCAGTACTAAAGGTATGAACAGTGACATTTGCACTGTTTCCATACTCGTTATAAATTGTTAACTTCACGAACTCTGCGTTATTGATAGACGGAGGACTATTCGCTACTTCTGGGATATTATCCATTCATTTGTTCCTTATGCTGTCGCAACCCATTCATACAAGTTGAATGAGTCACTAAATTCAATTAATGCGTTGTTGATTGTTACGCCATTTTCTCTTGCTGCACCACCAGGCACTAACTTGTAACTAGGCATATTAGGGCAGAACATATAGAAACTACACGCATTGCCTACAATGATGTTATCGCCTACAACACTAGTTGTAATAATGTTAGGTCTGTTAGTTGTTACAGTAACAGTTGCATCAGTCCCTCTTGTTATTTGCGTTGTGCTTGTGAACGGAAATGTATGGGTACCTATCTGTATCAAATCGTTAGGTTCAAACAGTACACGACTTGCGCTAATTGCTGGAAGATTAGTCAACACTAATTGATTACCTACAAATGATTGCACTGTGATGCTATTCAACTGAGTTGTACTTAACGAGCCCTGATACTTAAATATCCACGATAAGCAGGCATTATTACTAAATGTAATAACTTGTGGTACATTACGGTCTAATGTATCAAGTTGTTCTAGCAATGCTCTTGCTTGATAGTAACGCAAACTTGAGGGCATATCTAACACAAAACGCCAAGGGTTAAATGTTGGGGTTTGACTTGTTCTTGGTGACTCGTTGCGAGTGTACTGAATGCCAACCATCTTGCGGCGGTCAATAGTCAACCCACTGCACTTATCAATAATAGTTTGTAATCCTGACATAATTTGTTCCTATTAACCTCCGTATGGCATTTCTTTACGAGCCATTGCAGAGGCTCCGAGTAAAGATTTGCGATTCTCAACAAACATTTGTGCTACTGAACGACTGTCAATTGCACTAATGTTATTTGTGATGTATGTGTTGTTGACGACTGGTTGCACTTGCGCTACTGATGCTCCAGCATTCTTATTCATTGTAGCATTAGTTAAGATTCTACCTGCACTATTAGGTACAAATAGTTCTGGACCCTGTTCACCGACAAGTGAGGCTTTTCCTGAACTTACTGGTCCGCCGGCAGCATTACCTTTAACCGGTATTGGAATTTTGAATACACTCTTAAAGATACTACTAAAGATGCTTGTCGCGGCGGCCTTCAATTGCATCTTAGCAATATCAGCAATTACTGAACGAGCAAAATCACCAAACTTAAACTTACCAGTATCAACAAAGTTATCAATGGCTGCATTCATGTTGTTAAAGAAACTTGCAGTTGCTTGTTCAGCCAGATAGAAAGGTTCGGTTATTTTCTTAGCATTTTCAATAGCGGCTCTCATACCTGCTTTAGAACTATCACTTACATTCTTATCAAATGCAATTTGATTTTTTTGATTCGTTATTGCTTGATTATAGCGATCTTTTTCTGTTTTAATTTGATCTTTAATTCCTTCAATTTTAGCAGTGTCCTGCTCTTTCATAGCAACACCAAGACTTCTATTAAGTTCGCCTGCCTTTCTGCTATGCTCACTTCTGATATCGCTAAGTTTCTGCAGGTTATTAAATTCTTCTTGACTTATTTCGCCAGAAATAACCTGCTTTCTACGATATTGTTTTACCTCTTCGGAGGCATAATCTCCCATAAGTTCAGAATTCATTCGCAACTTGTTTAACAGATTATTCTGTCTTTCAAGTTCTAATGTTCTATCATATTCTTTTTGATTAAGTTGCAATGTTACGCCAAGTTGTTTTTTCTTTTCTTCAACTTGTTTTTGTAATTCAATAATTACACCTTGATTTGCCTTAGCACTCTTGCCGCGTTCTTCTGTAATTTTTGCTTCAAGTGCAGCGATATCCTTAGCAGCAGTTGATTGTGCTTGTGCATTTGATTTAATTAGATTAGCCTTTTCACTGTTTAATCCAATCAAACTTATTTCAAGTTCACGAAGTTTATTAGATTCTTCGTTTTGCAACGTTAATTGACGAGTTGTTTCTTGTGCAGATTGAGCCTGCTCACGCATCGCTTTAGCAGTTGATTCTGCACTTGATTGCGCTGCCGATTTTGCACCTTTAGGTGCTTGGACATCTCTTAGTTTTGTGCCAGGAGCAGGTGTGTCGCCACCTTTTGGAGTTGCTACTGGTGCTCCGGATTTTCCAGCACTATCCATTGCTTTACCTAATGCATAATATGCTGCTGCGGCAGCAGCAGCAGATGCTGCGACTGCTATTAATCCTACGCCGGTCAAGCCAGTCAAGAATGCTTGTGCTACACCTGCTGCTTTGATAGCAGCGCCCAGAAGTCGCATTGCATTAACTGTCGCAATGATGGCACCTACTATACGAGCCGCAAATGCAGCAGCAAGTAATGCACCTATTACCTGAATAACCTTTTTCATATTTTCAGCATCAGCAATAAAGGTACCTACTACTTGCAAAATAGGACCAAATGCCTGAACAGCAGCAACTTGCAGATTTCTAAATGCTGCGGCAACATCATCAACAAACTGTGCTGCTTGTAATAATGATGCTTCCATTTCTGGATCAACTGCATTGCGTGTACCTTCAGCAAGAGCATCAAAGTCAATATTTTTTGCTTCTTTACCAAAGATTTGTGTAGCCAATGCAGTCTTAGCAAAGCCATCTTCCATACCCGCAAGACCATCAATTGCTGCCTGGAACAATTGTTCGTCGGTCATTGTAGCAAGTTCTTGTGTGCTGATGCCTAATTTACTAAATGCTTCTTGGGCTTTTTGACTACCGCCAACGGCTTCATCTAATGCTTTGGCAAACTTACCAATCATCATGCTGCCGCCATCAAAACTTCCGCCTGATTGCTCTAACGCAGTTGATAAGGTATAAATTGCCCCTACACTAATACCGGTTGCAGCAGCAAGATCAGCCATATCATCTGCCATTGACAATGCAGATGCACCTAAGGCGGCAAATGCTGCTAATCCAGCCGTCGCAAGACCATTAAGTTTATTACTAAGACCACCAATGGTACCTTCTAATCCTTGAAGATCAGCCTGTGCAGTTTTAAGGGCTGCACCGCCTACTACTTCAATATTAACTTTATAATTGTCAATTGTAGCCATTGTTAATCCTTAAATCTGTATGCCGAGATTGCTATAAACATAGCGTCTTACTTCTTCAATTGCAGGTTCAGTCATACCCTTAGGTGCTTGTTTACTGTACCCTTCTTCTAGTCTTTGTGCATAAGGGTAATTAGCGTCAATGTCATTACCAGATTTAACAGTTTTACGCTTTGCATTTCCAGTTTTGAATGGTGTATTTTGAACATACGCTTTATAAGCAACATCGCTTACCTTAGCATCATTCAATGTGTTCAACACCTTATTCATTCTGGAAATGCATTTACTTGCCATTTTGTTTTTTACCCTTGTCAAATATATCTTGTAACTCTTGGTTTGAGAAGTTATAAACACTCGGGTCTAATGTTCCACCCTTTGCCTTTGCTTGCTCATAACGTTCATATGTAGCAAGAACATCACTAATCATTAGGTCATATGTTGTTGCTGATTGTTCTACTTGATGCGGTAACATCCCATATTTTTCAGCCATACGACCTATATTGATCATTTTGGCTGTTTGCCAACTTTCTGGGTTGATGTCTTGCTCTGTGACTTTCCCAAGATTTCACTAATCTTATTAACTGCCGCAGCAGCAATATCAATAGGTAAATCTTCGTTATCAGCAAGACAAGGCTTACCTTTTTCATCAAGAATCATCTTTTTCATCATTGTAGCAAGATGATCAAACTGACCATCAGACCTTGCGTTAAAGAAATCAAAATAGGTTGACATGCCTACTACATCATATGTGTAGAAGGTAATAGGTTCGTTGTCATACTTTTCAATGAGTTCTGGATCATCCAGCGAGATTTGAATTAACTTGGGTACTGATGCAAACTTTGCAATATTCATTTGTTTTTCCTTTAAGTTGTTGTAATGTATTTATTCGGACTGAGACGCCTCAAGCAGTTGATTTAACAATGCAAGGCGAAAAGTTTGTTTTGCTTTTAACTGCTTAACAGTAGCAGCCATATTGTCTAACATAGGTATCATCTTTGCTTCATCAGCAATTAAAGACCTAAGTTTTTCTTCGTCTGTCTTTAACCAGACCGGTTCATTGTTCATGATTTGTTCTTTCATTTATTAGAAATGGGGGAGATTTACCTCCCCCAAGTCATTAGAGTTGACCGGTAGTCATGTCACCGTCAACAGCAAGTGTCAATGGTGAGACCCAAACAGGGGCATCTGGGCTTACTGTCGGAGCAAGCGCAGAAATGTATCCTACGCCGTCGTAATAGAAAGCACCCGTATTTGCGGCATTGTTGCCGTTCAATACAATCTGGAATGATACAGGAATCTTATTAATTGAGAGACCTGAAACACCCTGATATGCGGCGGTTGTAACGTTAGCATTTGCGTTACCGAAGTAACCGATATCATCAATAACAATGTTAGTGGTGATTTCGTTATCTGCTGGGGTAGTGATTTTATTAGTGTCAATTGAGCAGAAGTCAGTCCAACTGTAAATACCTGTTGAGTTTGTGATAGTCACATCCTGCAAGCAAGTAATATCAAGTGGATTGTCTGCAACATTGGCAACATTAGCACTTACATATAAGTGAGGCTGTGTGCCAGTAGTGTTAACTGTAATTCGTGCCATTGTAATTTCTCCTTAGTTGGCGTTATGTGTTAAATTCTAGTCTAGTCAAATTAAATACCCAGGTATAAACTTCTGCTCTTGTTGGTCCGTATTCTGAAGACATATCATATGTGCGGCTAAAGTAACCGTCAAATAATTGCACTCCGTCAATCTGGTAAGTAACAAGATTGTTAACGATGTCAACTACACTTACTTCATATGGATCCTTTTGGAAACTTACATAGATAATTTCAAAACTATCTACAGCATTGTAGTATGAACCACAGAACTGTACACCGAGTTGGTTTACACTTCTACTTGATGTGTTCACCGTGCTTACATAAAGACCGTATCTTACCTTTGACTCATCACTAGGGAATTCGTCATAGATAGGAATATTCCATTCTCTTGGAATGAATAGTTTTAATGCAGCAGTAATCTCAGTAGCGTTTACAAGAGGTCTGTTAAGCAATAAGGCTGGTGAAGTTTTAGTACTTGCCATTAGAAGTACCTACGATCACCATTAAAGTAATTAGGGTCTGCTGTCCAGTTTTCTTCCAGTTTAGTCGTTGGACCTTGTGGAGCGTCTTGGAACAAGTCATACCAATTACTTAATTGCTGTGCTTTTTCCCATTCGTTATATGCTCTTTCTTTTGCAAAGTTGAAGTTCTGCAAATCTACCTCATTCATGTTTGAAACATCAGTAACTAATGATTCATAGAAGACGAGAATAGCAGCGAAGCAGTCAAGACGAATAAGTGTTTGGTCATTCTTGATTAGAAGGCTCGGATTGAAACTTGAAATCAATTGACCATTAGGCAGATTGTCATAATAATATGCACCGATAACAGTATCGCAATAGTTTTGCCACCAACCAAACTCCATTTTGTAGAGCATTTCTTGGCTCCCTACTTTGAAATATGGTTCCCAATCAACATCAAGTGCAGCCGCTCTACGCTCCGCTGCCGGATCGTAGAAAGCAATATCTACTACAGTTGCATTTGAGATTCTTTGATATGGTACTGACATATTATATTCCCTGGTTATGGGGGAAGCCCAATTGCTTCCCCCTAGTTAGATTAGGCTTGAACGATGTTGATAGCGCCACCACGACGAAGGTCACCAACGCCAGAACCGAAGTATCCGACACCAGTCAACCACATCTGGAGACCACCAGGAGTTTCACCTGACTTCAACTGTAGACCTTCCTTCATAACAGTGAACAATGCACTGTCACCGAAGTATGCACCTACGAGTACATCATAGGCACCGTTTCCGAGACCTGCGATAGGACGGTTTGCTGATTGCAAGAAGGTTGTGAACATGATTTGGCAACCATATACAGATTCAATCTTGCCGCTCTGTAGCAATTCGTTACCCAATGCAGAAAGGTTTGAACCACCTGACTGAGAAACAGCGCCACCGGTCAATTCACCTAGCAAACGAGTGAGGGTAGAACCAACTACGCCGTCATCGCCGTTTGAGTCAAGTACAATGACAGGAGCACCTGGCATACGAGCAACCTTGAAGTTCTGCTTAACATTGCGAACAAGTTCAAGAACTTCGGTTGAGGTGAAGCCAGCAACTGCACTAGTTGCGTTTACACCTGATGCAAGAAGTTCCATAGCACCAAGTTGCAATACACGGGTGAAGCCGTCAGCAGAAGTTGGGTAGAAAGTGTTGCTTACAGTTGATTTGAAATCTTCAAAAGCAGCAGTTACACGCTGATCAACTTTTTCAGCGAATGATTCGCCAAGTTCACCACCAAGAGTAGCAGCCAACTGGAACGAAGTTGTCCAGCCGTAGA